TTGCCGCTTGCCCGGTGGGCCGGATCGCGTAGCAATACATCGGGGCCGCCTGGGGCGCTCCCTCGTGGGCCTGCACGGCGTCTGGTTGGAAGTTGCTCATGCGGGGAATGAACGGGTGATTTTGCGTTTCAGCGTGACCGTGAAGGTCCACCCGTTATCCTTGCGCTGGACTTCCTCGAAAATCCAGATGAAGGCTACTTGATAGAGGAAATAATCCGTGGGTGGAGAGCTTCCGAACTGTAGCGACATGGCCTTGATATCCTGGAAGTTCCCGACCCCGATCCGCAAGCGGCAGGAGTTTGTCCTGGTCCCAAAGGTGTCGTTTGTCGTGACGTGGTTATCGGCCTCGTAGGCCACAAATCCGGCGTTGATGCCCCAGGTTTCTCCGGGCGCAATAATAGCAAAAACCCGCCCGGCTCCAGTCAGGCCAGGCCCCAGGAAGGTTGGCATCGTTTCCCCGACTCCATTCGACCCGTCTGTGATCCGGTAGATCGCAATGCTCATGTTGGCGTGAGAAAATGCTCCCCTGGGGACCCAAGGGTTGTCGACCGTCGTGAGCGGGTATGCGGTATGCTGGAAGCGGGTCTTGAGGTTATTTTTGACCGTCCCGTCGTCTCCCGCTGGCCCGGCGTCCATAGCGGTTGAAACCCTGACGGTCGTGGCATTCGGGATCGACGCGATGGTCCACTCCCCGTCATACCAGGTGACAGGATTCGTGAGCCGCACGTTTCCTCCGGTGGCCGGGCCGGGGTTAGCGGCGCTCGTTACCGTGAAGGTGTCGGCGGTCGGGACCGACGCGATGGTCCACGGACCGTTGTATCCCGGCACGCTTGATTCCTCGATAATCACCGTGTCGCTGACGGAGAATCCGTGAGCGGTTGCCGTCACGGTGAAATCCGAGACCGTGCTGGCGATGCTCGTGATCGCTTTCCTGGGGCGTTGCGCTCCCGCAATGTTAATCTTTCCTCCCGTCCGGAAATGATGGTCGGCGGTCGTGACAAGGTCAAAATACGTCGGGGTGCTGGCAATGCTGGCGATCTGGTAGGTGTAGGGCCATCCTGCGATCTTGCCGTCGAGGTCCACGTTCTGCGGTGTCTTGGGACCGTTGTCCACCATGGTGAAGGTGTAGGTGACCCTAAGGATTTCTCCGATCCCGACCGTCACTGGACTGTCAAGCAGCACGATGGAATTCATCAACGCTCCGGCTCCGGTGCCAGAGCTTATGCCGACTTCCGTGTAAATCTCCGAGACCGTGTTGTCCGGGAAGATGTAAGTGCATGTGTAAACGTGCGTTCCGGTGACTGAATTCCTGCTTTCCTCCACGCTGCCTCCGTTGACGCCCAGGATCTGTTCTTTGACCCTTGCCTGCAAGGCGGTTCTTTCCGTCCTCCATTTTGTGATCCCCGCCGCCGCCACGGTTTGGTTTTCCGCGACCGTCACTTGGGTGCCCGACGTGTAGGCCGTGATCCTGGCCTGCTCCCCGGTGGCCCAGCGGATGACGCGTCCAACGTCCCCGGCGGAGAATGTTCCGGTCCCGGTGTCCCGTGTGACCGTAGTTCCTGTTTGCGAGTAGGTGCCGTCTTGAGCGTCCCGCACCGGGGTTGTCCCGGTCCCGACGTGGCAGAATTGAGCCCAGGAGAAAAGGTTCATGTTCCACAAATTGGCGAGGCCATTGTTGGTGATCATGTTCCGCTTGCGCGTCTGGCGCAGGACGGTGCCTTTTTGGTTCAAGACTTCGAGGAGAAATTCCCCGGCCACGGCGGCGGTTTGTTCAATTTTCATAGGCCCCTGAGATTTGGATGGAGGTTGCGGTTTGGTCGTTGGTTCCGGTGTCTTGGGCGACCGCCATGGCGTCGGCCTCGATGTAAATACTTGCGGATGATACGTCCTGCTCTATCCCGGCGTCAACCATGACGTAAAGGTATTCTGCCTCGATCTCCGGTGAGGTGACTCCGGTTTCGTCTTCCACGGTGGCGTCCCGGATAGTTGCGGTGGGGCTGAAGGCGTAGACCCCGGTCACGTCTTCAAGGCCTGCGGCTCCGCCGTCTCCCCCGAGCGGGAGTTCTACGGTCGGGTAATCGTATGACCAGGCGGCCTCAATAGTGGCCCCGGCGATATCTCCCATCGGGGGCGTTGGTGGATTGTAAAGCCCGCTTTCCCATCGGCCCAGGTTATGGCATGCCGTCATGCCCTCGATCCAAACCCGTTCGCCCTCCGGGCTCCGGAAAACTTCCGTAAGCCAAAGCGGCATCACCGGGGTGGCGACCGCGACGTATTCATCCGCAAAGGCGTCGCGTTGCGCTCGGGCGTAAATCTTTCCTTCCCCCTCTTTGATGTAGTAGATCACCAGGTCCGCTTCCCCACCGGAGATTTCCCCGTTGATTGTCCAGTTCTGAAAAAAAAGAGGGCTCCGGCCTGGAAACTCGATGGCCTGGGGGACTCCGGATTGATACCATCTTGCCCGTATCAGGTCGGGCTCTTTTTGCCAGCAAAGGGCCTCGCGTGAAAGCACGTCAAAGGCTCCGCTGATATGGTCGGTCGCCTCCGGGTCCCCGTCCCAAAGATCGGAAGCGCAAATTTGCGCCGGGCCGAACCACGTCACCCCGTCCTGGTCCAGCCTTCCGTGCCAGTCTGAGTAAAAGGCTGCCGTTTGCGGCGTCTCCCAGGCGTTTGGCCCTTGGGTGTCCCAGCGCTGAAGTTCATCCAATTCGGGCCGCACGGGGAATTCCTGGACGCGAGCGATGGCGTTGCTTTCGTAAATGTCCAGTCCCGCAACCGCCTGGTCGACTTCCCGGTCTTGCTGGTTCCTTGCCTCCACGATGCCGATCCGCACGCTGGCCCGGTCCGGTGTCAAATGCTGCCAGGTGATCTCGTCTTCCGCCATCCTGGCAAACCAGCAAAAACCGAAAATGCACCGGGTCAGGTCCTCCGCAAAGGGCAGCGGAGGGTTGACGGTCAGGACGGATTCTCCGCCGGAATCGATGGCCGTCACGACGCGTCCGATCCAAAAAGTTCTGCCTGGGGTGTAGCACCAAATGTTCCGGCCTGCGGCATCCGGGGTGTCATCGTCCAGAAATTCCTCAAAGTTCCGCTGGACCGTCAGGGTCGTGTCTCCGGCGGCGCTCGTCCCGGTGGCCCGGAAGTCCCGCGTCCAAGATGGCCACTGGAAAGGCCGCCACCGTCCCCGGATCCTCATGAGGAATTCACGGAAGTTCCGGGTTTCGGTTGGCCCGCGCAGCACGACCGTGCAGGCGGCGGTCCGGCGCGATTCTGCGGGCCATCTGGCCTCCATGGGCGCTCCAAGGGCGATGTTGATATCGGATCGGCGCGACGTCTCCCCGATCTCCATGGCGTCCTGGAAGTCCGGGGAAGTTGGAAAAATCTCGTAAAAGATCGGCATGGTCAAAGGGTGCGGAAAACCATCAATTCGTCGGCCCCTGCGGGCCGCAGGCGGAGGATTCCTCGCTCGCTGGATTCCTGAAGGCAGCGGCGGACAGGATAGACCCATGCTCCGGCTGGTTGGGCCGTCGCGGCCAGCGGCACGAGCGTCAGGTTGCGCTCCACGACGGTCGCGATGGTCCGGACAAGGCCTCCCAGGAAAATCTCCCCTCCGGGAAAGAATTCATCCCCGAGCGGAACGGTTTCGAGTGTCAGCGTGTTGGCGTCCGGTTGGGCAATCGCTAGGCGCTGGCCCTCCGGCCACCATGGCGTTTTCAGGACCGCCCTGGTCCGATTTCGGCGGACTTCCTGAAGGTTGATGCTATCGAATTCCGTGAGTCCATTCAGGGTGTATTCCATGATCCGGATCGGGTGCCGCCTCTTGGCCATGCGTTGCTCCCTTCCAGATCTTGCCTCCGTGATTGAGGTGCTCCAAACGTATCTGTGCTGGACCGTTTTGGACCAATCCGGCGGAAAGGCCACAAAGGCCGGGACGGTGGAAGTGTCGGGAATCGCCATCTCAGCGGCCCCTTCCTCCTTTGCCAAGCACGGCCCGCACCTTGGGGGCTTGGCGGCTGATGGCGTTCACGATGGCCTCCGGGTTCCGGGCGATCACGTCCAGAATCTCTTTGGAATCCGTGACGTTGACGATGGTCAGGTTCCCTCCGCTTTGTTCCTGCCTGGCGGGCTCCCGGAGGTCCCGGCGGATTCCTTCCGTTTGCTGGCGCGTCAGGACCGTCTCGCCCTTTTCCAGGATAGCGGGTTGCTCGCTCGATGCCATCCCTCCGGAATGCATCCTCATTGCGGGCGCGGCGGCCCTTTGGGTATTGGCATCCCCAACGGTCCCACCGTTATGCATGACCGTCACGGCGGATCCCGCCACGGCTCCGCCCCACCCCATGACACTTTTCAGCATCAGGCCGACGGTGTATTGGACCCACATTTGGGTGATCATCTTGATGATCGATTCCAGGATCATGTTGCCAACTTCCCGGAAGGCGTCTCCCCAGCTTTTGGTCCCCATGATGACACTGGAGATCGCGTCGGAGAGTCCTCCGGAAATCGATTGAGTGATCCCCATCAGGGCCTGGTCGGCTCCGGCCTGCACGTTGCTCCAATCCTCCGCCATGGTGGCGAGTTGACTCCTGTTTCTTTCCAGGAGTCCCGTCTGGCGTTCCAGGGCGGCGTTGCTGGCCTCGATGGCGTCCGCCCCCATCCCGGCGGCAGCGGCACCGAGGTCCGCCGGAAGGTTAGGGGTGAGTTCCGGCATCTCGACTCCATAGTTGGCGTCAAAATCGGCGGCTCCGGTGTCCAACAGGGCCTTCGTGCGGGCGAAATTATCCGGGCCTTCCACCATGTTCCAGGCTTCCAGGGGATTGATGAATCCCGCGTCTGGCGTGACCGGGACGATGGCGGTCGGCGGGGCCTCGTCCATGGCGAGTCCACTGAATGGAGTTTTTCCGAAGAACGTCAGGGAAGCGACGTAAGAGTTCCACCAGGCCGCGAAGGACCCCTTGAGGGCCTCGATGAATTTGGCCCCAACGTCTAGCAGGGCCTGCCCGAATTGCTTGGCGGCATCCAAGAGTCCGGTGACCATGTTTTTCACGAATGCCATGATGCTTTCTGGTTCCCCGAGGACCCGCAGGGCGGCTTTCAGGTTCTCAGAAAGAAAAACCGCCATTGCCCGGACGGCCTTCAGGATAAGGGTAGGCATGACCAGGAAGGCGTCCGTTATGGCAGTTACGATCAGGGTGAAGAGTTCTCCGCTCTTGAAGAGGGCAAAGATGCCCTTCACTGCCGTTGCGATGCCCCTCCCGGCGGATGCTGCTATGGGTTCCAATTCCCCGAGTAGCTTGATGATTTCCTGTAGGACGGGCTTGAGGGCAATCATGATCGGCGCGGCAAACGACGCCTTCACGGAGTCCCAATTGCCCGACATGGTGGCCATGAGGCCGTCCCAACTACGGGCCTGGACGTCCAGCGCTCCGATGTTCCTCTTGAGGTCAGCGTATACGAGTTCCCACTGCTTGGCCGCATTGGCCTGCTTGTTGCCGCTCTTTTCCGCTTCCTCCCCGAGTTTTCGGATTTGCTGGAGTGTGGCCCCATCGATGACCCCCTTGTTCATCATGGTCTTGAGATACTCGATCACGTCCCCTCCGTTCTGGAGTCCATTAAAAACCACCCCGACGGATTCCGCCATCTCTTTGAAACTTGACCCGGCTTGGGCGGCGCTGCCCCCGATTGCCTTGAGGGCTTCCTCCGTCGTCAGGACGCCTTTTGTCATCGTCTGCAATGCCGTCCCGGCGGCAAAAACGTCGTCGTCTGAGAAAGGCGTGTCGGCGGCAAACTTTTTCAGTTGCTGGAATTTGGCCGCTCCTTTTTCCCAGGACCCCATGGCGAAAGAGATCCGGTTCTGGTATTGCTCAAACTTGGCCGCCGCCGGGAGTCCGGCCTGAAAGGCTTTCCAGAGACCGTAAAGCACGGCGGTGGCCGCCAGGGCGGCGGCGGCCACGGCTCCGATCCCGACCGCTATGGCTGGCAATGCTCCCCGCAGGCCTCCGGCGGCTCCGGTGGCCCTCCCCATGCTGCCCGCGAGGCCGTCAGCGGCTCCGCTGGCCTCCCTCATGGGTCCCGCGAGGCCTTTTGCCGTCTGGAAGGTCCGGGCCATGGCGTCGGCCCTCCGGATAAGGCCTCCGAGCCTTCCGTCCATGAGGCCCATGGAATCCAGGGCATTCATGATGCTCCCCCGAACGTCCTGCCCGGCGGAGGCGGCGGCCTGGGAAAGTTTCCGGAATCCTCCGCTCGCTTTGCTGCCTGCCTGGTCGGCCTCTTGGCCGAGTTTTTTGACCGCCTCCCCGGCGGCTTTGCCGGATTGCTCAGTCTTTTTGACTTCCTGCCCTGCCGAGTTCCCCATGTCCGCCAGGGCCTTTTTGACCCTTGCGGCTCCCTGTTCAGCAGGCGTTGGGTCAATCACGACCCCGAGGCGGGCGATGTCCATGTTGGTCTTTGGGTTGATGCTTGGCCGCCTGTTGGGCCAGGTGGTTCAAGTATATGCCATCAAGTTCCCGAATTACACGCAAAAATTCCACCGGGTTCAAATATCCCGCCTCCCTGGCGTAATCCAGGATCTCCGAGGTAGGGATTGCACCCGTTGCCCCAAAACCGAGCGGGCGGCTTGGCGCGAGGGTCCAGAAGTCTTCGAGGTAATGCCAGAGATGGTCCGGAAGTTCCGGGCGGTCCAGAAGCGGTTGCGGCACGGTCCCGCTGGCCTCCGCTATGTCTTTCAGGTATTCCTCGTGCTCGCCAAACTTAAGCCTCCAAAGGAGGCTCGCTTTTCATGTCCTGGATATCTCCCGCCAGGGCCTCCTGTTGGAAGTTCGCCAGGGTTTGCGCCTGGTCGGCGATCCAATCACGGATTTGCGGAATGGTCAGAATCTTGACCCGGTTGGCCTCGGTGTTTTCCAGGGCCTTGCCGTTTTCCTCGATGCCCCGGAAGTCCAGTAGGACCCCCTTGGCCATGGCGTTGATGGTGGCCTCGTCCATCTTTCCGATGGCCTGCCTGGCATGCTGGGGAATCTTCCGCACTTGGGCCGCCAGGGCCTCCCGGTAGCGGCGGGAGTGAGCGGATGCGATGAGAAAATCGGCATCCTCGAATTTCATCCAAATTCCGTTCTCGTCTTTCTCCCGGTTGGTGGCGAGTTGCTTTAGGTCCATGATGGTCGGTGGCGGTCGGTTCCTGGTTGGATGGGTGAGCGGGGGACCTTCCGGTAAGAACCGACCAAGGTGCAAGACCCGGAAGGCCCCCGCTCAGAATGGTGACATCATGCGGCGATGAAATCAAATGCAATCGTGATCCCCAGATCCGGGTCCCGGATGGCCTGGTAAGCGGCGTCGATCATCACGTCCTGGTTTTGTCCCCCGATGGCCGGGGTTCCGCTGGAGAGCTTCACGCGGGGCATGTAGATCCCGATGGTATTTCCGGCGGCGTCCTCCATGATGAGGCGGAGCGAAACGTCTTGGTGTTGACGGAATTTTTCCAGCAGGGCGTTGCTCCGGAAGTAGGCATTGATGTTGCCCGTGACCGAGCAGGTCCCGGTCCCGACCGCAAAGTTGCCGATCTCCCCGATGGCGTCCTTCCCGCGCAGACCGTTGGCAAGGCTGATCGTGAGGCTCTTGAGGTATTCCTCCGCCTCCACGCCATCAAAGGCAAAGGTCCCGACGTTGCTGGTTGCGTTCAAGACTTCCCCCTCCCCGGCGGCGGCGTAGTCCGCTCCCCCGTCGTTCATGGTGGTGTCGCTTCCGGCGCTCCCGACCTTGCCCAAGAAGGAAAGGCTCCCGGTCACGATGGCCCGGCTCGCGATGTTGAGGTCCAGCTTGTCCGGCATCATGCCGGCGTAACTCTGGAAAAAGTCCTCGTTGTCGTCCCGGATGATCCGGCGCTCCACGAGGTAGCTCGTGCGGGCCGTCCCGTTGGCCGCATGGGTCCCGGTGATCGTCAGGGTCGGGGAGGCTTCCGTGACGGTAATGCTCCCGGCGGCCAGCGTGATCGTGCTTCCGTCGTTGGCCTTGGCGGTCACCACCTTGATGCCGTTATTGGCCACGTTGGCGGCCCCGGCAATTTTGATCAGGCTCCCGACCGCCACGTCGTCAAAGTCCCCGGCGCTCCCGGTGACCACTTGGGTGGTATGGTTGAGGGCAAAGGTGTCGGAAATGTTCACGACCGCCGGGGTGGCCATCAGGGCCGCGATGATCAGCGGCTTCCAGGCCTCGTAGGAAAGTTCGAAGTTGATCCCGCCGGAGGCTTGCTGGCCGACTTCCACGAGATCGGCGATCTGGCGGTCGTCCCGGACTTCCGCCGACACGGTGGTCATCTTTTCATGGATGAGGTTTTCCCCGGTGATCCGCATGCGTTGCAGGTTGACGGGGCTCGGGGTGACTCCCCAGGCGGTCTCCGCCTGGATGGCAAGGATTGAACGGTTGCTGTCAGCACTCATGGTGGTGGTTTGTGGCTAGGGTTGGTTTTACGGCCTTTTCTGGAAAAGGTCAAAGGTTTTCATCGGCCCGGAATGGAATGCTTGCGTTGTATTGCCGATACCCGTCCCGGTCTCCGGTGGATTCCAGGCTGGCGGTTTCCATCACGGCGTAAGACGTGGTCCCCGTTACCGGGATGCTCCGCATGTCAAAAACCGACGCGAATGCATCGGCGGCCTGGTCGGCCTCGGCGGTCCCGGATTCCAATGGCAGAAAGATCTGCAGGTAAACAATCCCCAACGAGCGCAATTTTGCGCCTCCGATGGCGGCGGGTGCTCTTGTGCCCCTCGCGATGCTCAGGCGACCCCACGGCGCTGCCACGGGTTGGGTGAACTTGTGATTGTCCATCTGGACGGCGCTCAGCCCTATAGCGCATCCCGAGGCCGCTTGGGCCGCTGGCCAATTGGTCTGGAAGTGTGCCACGATGGCGGCCCTGGTTTTGTCGAAGATGCTCATGAGATTTGCCCCAGGATAGTTTGGATTTCGGCGGCGGTCTCGGCGACGGAAATTTTCACCATCCCCTGTGGGGCCTGGCCTGAATGCCCATTTTCCAGCGGCTCCGCATAGACCAGGTTAGAAACGATCCAGAGGGTCGTCATGCCCGTGATCTGTCCCGCGTTGAAGGCCGGGGCCGCGAACGGTCCTTCCTGCCCTGGGACAAAACCGCTCGGCTCCGAAAGCGAGACCGCCCAGGAGGCCCGCATGCGTCCGGTGTCCACCGGAGTTCTCTTGACGATCTTTGTGAACAGGTCCTGTCCGATTTTCTCCACGACGACTCCAATCCCGAGGTCCAGCTTTTTTGCGAAGGCCTTCAGGTCAGCGTTGAAGGTGGCGGTCGTGGCATTCATGCCCGGCAGTAGAGGATGTATGTGGCTCCGGCGGGGTCTTTCTCGACCCGGTAGCTTTTCCAAACGATCCCGCCGTCGTCCACTTCCGCGACTCCGTTGAGGGGAATCGTGATCCCGGCGGCGAGAAATACGAAGTTTTTCACCCGGATGTCCGGGTTGTCGGTCTCGGCGTCTTCCGTTTTGGGCGGGTCATCCTGGTAGCCGACAAGCGGGACGTCCTGGTCAAAGGCCCACACGAGCGTCTGCGTGTCCGTGGCGGGGTTGTAGGAAGGTGTCGGGGTATGGCGGACCCGTCGGGAAACCACGAGGTCGTCGGCGGCCCTGAAGGCCAGGGCGGCGGCGGCTTGGATGGATGCGGCGAGTCCCATGGATTATCCTCGGTAAACCGGGCGCGTTGAAGACCCGTGCAACCAAAGTGCGAGGGGTTCCAGCATTTTCCGGACGTATGGTGAAACGACCGTCTTGTCGCGGTTGGTGGCTTGGCTCCCTGGGGCCGGGTCCTGGTATTCCACATCCACCGCCCCCTTGCCGACCGAGACGGATTTGATCACGTCCGCCCCTCCGGATGCCGGGTTGGCGATCTGAAATGCCCCGGCGGTCAAGAGCGCCAGGGCGATCTCCGATTGCGCGTCCAGCAGGATGGCCGGGACGGTCTCCGAATCCACCAGGACCCCGTCGACGGTGATCCCGGCCCTGGGGAACGCGAGCGGTTGATCTTGATGCGTCCTGATGCCCTGGAAGCGGAATTGCGTGTCGAGGATCCGGGTGGCATGCGCGAGGGCCACGTTGCGCTCCGGCTCGGTCTTGGCGGCCCAGGCGGCTCCGCCCACGCTGGCATCGTGGTAAGCGTTGGCTCCCGCGAGGGTCTGGTAAGTATTGGCCCCCGTGACCCCGGATCCGGTTTCCTGTATGAGCGTGACGGCCATGATGTTATTTTTATTTGAGGCTCAGAATATCCATGGCTTTGCCCATTGGCTGACAGATGCCAATGTAAGGCTCAAGAAATGGGCTCTCTTGTTTCATGGCTGGACTGAAAGGTTTGCGATAGTGGCCACCTCCGCCATCGTCGCCTGCAAGGTGGCAGCGAAATCTTGATCGGTCGCAGCCAGGGCGAACGCGTCGCGGATGATGTATGGAGGGCCGGACTCGAACGCGGCCATGATACGGACGGGTTGCGATGGCGCGGGAGCCGAAACATTGACCAACCGAAGGTCGGACTGGTTGCCCGACAATCTGGCAATCGTCGCTCGGATGCTGGCAATGACCGGAGCGACCGTCTGGTTGTCGGCCTTGGCTCGGGCATGGACTTCCCCGGTGGCGAGCAGGTGTCCGGTGGCGGCATCGAAAGGTTGCATCGTCGCATTGATGACGTGGCTCGGCAGAATGTGGAGCTTTGTGATCCACATGCCTCCGAACGTGGCTTGGATGGGTGATGGGTTGGCGATCATAGGTCAAACGGTGACGGTGTAGCCTTTGGCGGTTGCGATGGACGGGTCGCAGGTTGCTGAACCTGGGTTGCTGGTGGCGTCGATTGTGGCGATTCCGGGGTCGTAAAGAGTGCCGAAAAATGCGTCCAGAGCAGTGTCTTGCAACGCGTTGTAGGTGCAGTTGAGGTAGGCAAGCGCCGTGCATCCGGTAACGTCCAGCGAGGTCAACGCGTTGTAGGGGCAGTAGAGGTAGGCAAGCGCCGTGCATCCGGTAACGTCCAGCGAGGTCAACGCGTTGTAGGTGCAGTCGAGGTAGGCAAGCGCCGTGCATCCGGTAACGTCCAAGCTCGTCAACGCGTTGTAGGTGCAGTCGAGGTCGTAAAGCGCCGTGCATCCGGTAAC